GAGATCCACCTATAAACAGCCCAGCACAACAATCGGCATCTGACTACGGTCTAGATGAACTTGTGTATATGCCTAATGGTGAAGAGGAAGATGAGTCAAACGTATCCCTTGGTAAATCCGTTTTCCAAGTTGACATATTCGAAAATATTGAGAGACCGTTCTTATCAGGTACAGTAACACTTAGGGATGACAGTCGGCTATATGATGAATATTTTGACATTAAGGGTACTGAAAGACTTAAAATAATATTTTCAAATAAAGATAAAACCAACCCTATTAAAAAGAGATTTGTTATTCGTAGGATTCAATCTGCTACTAAAACAAATGAGACTACAGAAGTTATCATTATGAACATTATTGATGAAACCTATTTTATTGATACTGTGTCAAGATTTAGTAAGGGGTATAAAGGAACACCAGAAGAAATTGTTGAAAAGATTCTCATTGATAACTTAAATAAAGAAGTTGACATAGACGATGTACTACCTATTCAAGAACCGATGCGTGTTGTTGTGCCATTTTTAACTCCTATTCAAGCAGCACAGTGGGTTACTCAAAGGGCAACAAGTTCATTTGGGTTTCCCTTTTATCTTTACGCTTCACTATTTGATGAGAATTTGACACTGAAAAGCATGGAAAAAATGTTTAAACAACCTGCGTGGAATGATGAAATACTATTTAGCTTTTCCCAGTTTAAAAATTCACAAGAAACAAGTCTTATATCTGATACCAACTTATATAACATACAAGAATTTAATGTGACAAATAATGAGGATACATTACATCTTATGGAGAGAGGTGCAGTTGGATGTTCATATAATGTTTTTGATGCAACAACTGGCACTGTTGAAAACTTTAGGTTTGACGTAAATGAGTTTTTTAATGACGTCATACAAGAAAATGATCTACTAGGCGAAGACACTAAAAACATGAATAGTATCATGGATGATGAAAGTGAATTTGAGGGAGTTGGTAAACTAAGCGAAGTAAATGGACAGACATATGATCGTATTGTATCTAATAATACATACAGTGATGTGGCAAACTATTATGGCGGTGGTTCATACTCTCTTGATGCTACAGCAAAAGCACTAAGAAACCTTGTCGGTAAATCATCGAGTGTAATGCGAGTAGGTGGCGCTATATTTTTTGCAGGTGATGAAAATAGAACGGTTGGTAGTAAAATTAATGTGTACTTTCCAAACAATGATCCAGAAGGTATCATTGCAGAGAGAACAAAAGATTTAAAAAGATCTGGCGAATATGTGATTCATTCTTGTCGGCACATATTTTCTGATGAAAGACATGTTATTGATGCACAGTTAATGAAATTAGGAAATCCAAAAGAATGAGTACTCGTAATACATTTTCAGGTCCAATGTTATCTAACTTTTATGGCGATCAACCTATGCGTTGGTTTGTTGGTGTTGTTGTGGAAAAGGGAAATGATGAGCCTAGACTCGGCAGAGTAAAAGTTCGAATCCCAGGTGTGCATGGACCTGATGTTACTAACGAAGATTTGCCATATGCACAAGTCTTAATACCCACCACAGAGCCAGGAACATCTGGTCTCGGTTGGAACTCTGCACTTGAACCATCTGCAACAGTTTTTGGTATATTCCTTGATGGTAAACAATCACAATTGCCACTGGTTATGGGATCTATTCCTGTTGTTCATATGCCATCACTAACTCAAATTGCAAATGGTGTTGCCTTTAGTAATGATGCATCACCAGGCGTTGGTACTCCACCAAGTGCAGATGCTGCATTAGCGGGTCCACCAGAAAGCTTTTTTGTAGATCCTGATGTAGAGTATGGTGGTAATGTACAATATGCTTATCAATATTTTTCAAAAACAGGAATATTTACTCCTATTGCTATTGCAGCACTGATAGGAAACTTTCTTAAAGAATCAGGTGGCACTGTTAATGGTAAGCTTGATATTCGTCCGTTTGCAAAGGGTGATAAGGCATTGAGAAGGAAAGAAGATATTTCTTACGGTATTGCTCAGTGGTATGGGCCTTCAGAACGACAAAATAACCTTTTTAAATTTGCTGAAGACAAGGGCATGTCGTTTAAGGATCTCGAACTACAAGTACAGTTTGTTGCACACGAATGGCAAACCGTTGGCGAATATAATCTAGCAAGATTAAACAACTACAAAACTCTTGGACCAGCAACTGTATATGTTCACCACTATTATGAGAATCCACAAGATACTTCTGCACGAAGTGCCTTTCCAAAAGAAACACGAAATCAAGGTTTCGCCAAATTGGGAGAAAGTGAAAGAATAGGTTTTGCTAAAAGTGTTCATGATAACTTTACCAGAAAACCCAAAGCAGGGCCAGTTTAATGTCAATCGATTTTAAAGCTATTAATAACAAATTTGCTAGTTTGGCAGCAGATTTTCAAACACCTGATCTACTAGGTGCCGCTGAAGATATGACAAGCAAGCTTCAAGCATCTTCTGAAAGTATTTTTAAAAATGTTGATGGTTTACAAGAATCACTTACGGCACAATTCTCTGCGCCAGATTTACTAGCAAAACTGCCAACTGGAGCATTCTCTCCAGCCGAACTCGAATCTAAACTCAAAGGTTTAGGCGGTGAGATAAAAGGTGGTATGCAGATGGTTGGTCCTATCGCAGCCGATCTAGCTGATAAGGCAAAGATCCTTGAGCCACAACTTGCTGCCTTAGATCAAAGTATTGCTGACAAACTACCTGCTATGAAAGAAGCTATATCAGATACAGATCTAGCAAATGCTGAAAAGATGTTTACCGCTGCAACATCAGGAGATACTGCTATTGATATTGAAGCTATGTTTCCTGATATACAAGCTACTGTAGAAAATGTTGCTGAAATGAACTTTGATATTGTGACAACCGCTAATCTAGAGGGCATTACCACAGCACTACAAACTGCCATTCCAGATCTTCCTTTAGAAGATTTATCAGACGTTATGGGAGATCTAGTACCAACTGATATCCTTGGTGTGGGTTCTTTTGATCCACTTTCAATGATGCAAGATTTTCAAGGCGGTGCAGCTTTGGATGCCTTGGGTGCTGCAACAAAGGCAGCAACTGCAGGGTTTGAAAATGCCCTTGGTGGTCTTGGTGGTGGTGGGCTATTGATGGGCATACTGGAATCAACATCATCTGTAATATCCAGTACTGTATTTAGTGCGATACCATCGTTTGATCAATCGAAACTCGGAGCACTTACAGACGCATTTTCTGCGGGTGATGCTATAGCATGTAGAGCACTTGCTATTAAAAATTTAGGAATATCTGATAACCTTAAAGAGAAATTGGAAGCGTCTGGTATAAGTGCAAAATTTGGTTCTATAGATGATTTACAAAGTATCATTAGCCAAACAGAAGGTTCCTTTACAGGTGCTTTAGGTAAAGAGGTAGCATCTCTTCAAGGTGTTGTTGATAATATAGAAACTACATTTCCAGATACATTGCCAACCGCTGGCTCATTATTGAAAAAAGATAATCCACTGCCAGAACCAACTGTCGATACAGTAACATTTAAAGGTGGTAAGGCAACAACAGAGTCTAAAGGTGGTATAAAATCTACAGAAACAACCAAAGCAACTTCGGCAGGTAATATTAAAACAACAACAACTGCTACAGGTATAAAAGTTGAAAAGGCTCCTGTGGTTTCAAAGGTTTCTAAGACATCAGATTTAAAAGGCTCTGGCGCTGTTGTACCCAACACTGTTACTACAGAAACACCTACGGGTCAAGTTGTCACAGAAACTGCCCCAGCAACTACATCACAAGCAGATCCTCTAGCAAGAGCAACATTTAATGATGATGGTTCAGCATCATTACCTAGTGACGCAACGGCTGAAGAAACTGCAGCAACCCAAGCAGAAATAGAAAAAAGAAGGGCTGCACAAGATCAGTTCTTGACCACTTCAACTGATGATTTTGATGAGCAAGAAAGTGTGAAACTTTACGATCATAAAGAAGTGATTTCACACTTTAAATCTGCTGAGAGATCATTTACTACATTGGTTTTTGATTGGACAGGTACTTACGCTGATCAGAATATGACTGCCCACGATGTTCATCAACATTATAAAGCAAACGGTAAAACTGGTGGTATACCATATCATATATTAATTCAAAAGAATGGTTACATGGAACTTGCTAGGTTTCTTGATGATTTGCCACTTATAGGTGGTGGGTATAATGATAATGCAGTTTTTGTAGGCATTGTGGCAGGCTATGATACACCTGCACCTAAAGAAGCATTTCAGAGAGGTACTTTATCAGCAGCATCTGTAACAAAACAACAATTTAGAAGAATGAGAATAATAGCAAGAGCCTTTACTGATGTATTGCCTATCGGACAAATTTATGGTATAAGTGAATTGAGTGCTAATAGAACAACTGTATCTAGATCAGGTCCTGGTGTGAGTGTTGAAGCTATTAGGGCGCATATAGATAAGGATGTTATTGGAATGGGTGAAGTAATATCTAATGGCAAATTTTTTACAACAGAAGAACTCAAGGCTCGAATTGAAACCAAAGGTGAGGAAGAAGACTAATGGCTGATACATGGGATGTGTTGCCCGAAGGCACTAGTAAAGTACCAGATAAAGTAACCAAAAGGGGTACAGAACCTACAGATCCTCGTGGAGAATTTCCACACACTCTTTATCATGGATTTCCAAGTATAAACAAAGAAGCTACAGGCGCTACTCCCACGGAGGTTAAAACTGGAGGTGGGCATCCTGGTATGGGAACATCATCACCTGATGCTAAGATTACTATTGCGAAAGCAAAAAAGCCAGAAGTATCTCCACAATATGGTGATGTACAAGTTAAACAGACAAAAGGTGGTCACACTACAGTTTATGATGATACACCAGGTGGTGAAAGGGTTGTAATCAAACACGCATCTGGCGCTGGTATTCAGATGACGGCTGATGGATCAATGGTGATTCGTTCTAAAAACAATGGTGTGATATCGATAGATGCAAATGGTGCTATTGTATGTGAAGGTGACTTTGCTCTCATTGCAAAAAACTTGGCAATGAATGTATCAGGCGATCTTGATCTTGATGTGAAGGGAGATTACACCGTCAATGTTGGTGGCAATCAGACTACCACGGTTGAGGGTAACATCAATGAAACATCAACACAGAAAGCCGTTACGGTAAAAGGTTTCAATAAACAGACTGTACTTGGTCAAAACATTTCCACAATACTTGGTGCATCTCTTGCATCCATTAAAGGTAATAATGTAATCTCTGTTGAGGGGTCTATGACTACTTCAGCAAAGGGTGTGCACAAAACATCCTCTCAAGCAGAGATTGTTGGATCAAGTCCACGCATGTCTTTGATGGCTGGAGATATGTCGGTACTTGGTGCTGGTGGTACAATCGGTGGCGAGAATATGATTATGTACACCTACAATATGCATGCCACTAAATCTGTTCATGCTGATACCATGGCAGCAAATGTTTTCCATGGTGATTTGAATGGTACCGCAAAAGAAGCACTTGATGCAAACAGAGCGGCTACGGCAACAGAAGGTGCAACATCTCCAGGTGGATATACTCAAGCATCTACTGCTCTTGATAACACAGCAACTGTTGTACCAGATGCCAACCTAATAGGTATAGCACTCAAGAACTCTAGCAGAGGTGTTAAAAAGGTTCTTGTAGATCCAGGCGATCTTCTCAAGAATGGCATTGATAGAGCAAGCGAGTTTGATGGTATTGCAAACAGAAAACAATCTGCTGCAGAAGCGAGAGCCAAACTGAAAGATCCAAACAACGCAGCAAATGCCAAGTTTATTCAAGCATTGCTGAAGGATGGATCTATTAGTTCTCAACACAATAATCCATCACCTCCAGGAATTAACAGAACATCTTCTGGGACAGGTTCTACAGGCAGAAGATCGACTTCTTCGCCTAACTTTATACAAGGCACTCGCACATATACAAAATTTAATCCAGATCCAAAATACAATCCAAAATTAATCGATCCAAGAGGTTTAGGTGTTAAAGCTATTAATGCAAAGACATTAGTAGCAGAAGGCATTTCTATATCAACATTTCTTTCTGGTGCAGGAGGTGCTACAAATCTAGGTCACCTTGCAACGTTTGATGAACGTGCTGCTTTAATGAGACAACTTGTTCTTCAAGCCGAGGTGATTAAATATTGTAAGTTAAATGAAGATTTGTTTGAGGACTTTAGAATTATTGTAGCAGAGGGTGTTTATAAACCACTTGTCGGTGCACCACCTATGGCACCTGATTCTACTCCAAGCTTGAGACAAACAGGTCGTGCTATTGTATATGAACTGTATGACGAAGATGGTAGTATTAGCCTTGAAAATACATTCGAGTTTGCGGAAGAACTTGCTGATAATCTATTTGGTTTTGATAAAATCCAACTCGATTACGATAAAATCGATCCTGATAAAGATGGGGTTCACGCACAGATTACTGTAATCATGCCAGAGATTGATGAGGACTTTAATATTATTGGTGGTGGAGCAACTACGCAGCCATCATTTGAAGTAGCAACAACATATAATAATACTGTTATTTCGAGAAACGATCTTATTGAAGTAGATGAATCTGGAGTTACGCCAAGGGATGGACAATCACCCAAGGCTGGAGAAACGGCACAAGGTGGTAGAATTGAATATCAAATTGCAGGTAAAAATCGAGACAAGTATGTCAACAGAAGTCTTGAGCAACTATTAGCTGCAGCCGCAAGAGCGTCTGGAGTTGATGTTGTGCAGATTACATCTGGCGCACAGCCAGGATCTAGAGGTACACGAGTTGGTACTCCAAGACATGATACAGGCGATGCTGCTGATTTCAAGCTCAAAGTCGGTAATAGGCAGTTGAGGCCAAATAACATGAGTGATAGAGCAATTATGGCAAAGTTTACAAGAGAAGCTGCGGCAAGAGGTATTATTGGCGCTGGCTTTGCTTACGGCACTATGGCACCTAATATATTCCATATGGATACGCTTGGTGCAAGTCTTGGCGGTGGAAAATATGACAGAAAAACTACTGTTGTTTGGCAGTCTAGTGCACACCCTTGGTTTGAAAATGCTTTAAGAGGCAGATAAATCCATATAAATACCTACAGAAAAGGATTTTAGATATGGCAACTAAACTATCAGCAGAAGATGGATCACTCGGTGTTTCTAAAATATTCGGCACACGTAAAAGATCATATATTGATGTTGATTTGACGCTTGCGGCAAAACCTAGTGGCGAGATTTATAAGAAAAAGGAATCTGCTGCTGTTAAACAAGCCGTAAAAAATCTAATACTTACTAACTATAATGAAAAACCTTTTAGACCTAGATTTGGTGGAAACATTAGAGATTTGTTATTTGACCTAGCTGATGAATTTACAGAATCTGATGCTATAAACAGAATTAAATTTGCTATTCAATCATATGAGCCAAGGGCAGAAGTGGTTGATGTTGTAGCTAAATCAATACCAGAAAGAAATCAGTTAGGTATATCAGTTACGTTTAAGGTCATAAATACTAATGAAATGATTACATTAACAACAACACTGGCAAGGCTAAGATAATGGCAACAGCAATCACATCATCAGCATTAGACTTTGAAAACATAAAAGCAAGTCTAAAAAATAAACTAAAAAATAAAACAGAGTTTCAAGACTATGATTTTGAAGCATCTGGACTTTCAAATATTCTTGATGTGTTGGCATATAACACACACTTGAATGGTTTGATTGCTAACTTCTCTATTAATGAATCGTTTTTAAATACTGCACAGTTAAGATCATCATTGGTCTCTTTGGCAACAGGTATTGGTTATGTTCCTGACAGTAGAACAGCCGCACGTGCACTATTACGAATTAGTGTTAACTTATCAGGTGTAACTAACAGACCTTCTAGTATAGACCTACCAAAATTTACTCGGTTTACTGCAGTTGTAAACGAGATCACTTACACATTTCAAACAACCGAAGTCTATACGGCTGAAGATGATGGTGGTATTTACATTTTTAAAACAGAAGGTGATTCTGAAGCTATCCCCGTATTTGAGGGTGTTAGAAAAACCAAAACTTTTCTTGTTGGTGAATTTGATGAAGCAGATGTTTATGCCATACCAGATAAAAATATGGACATGGATACAGTAAGTGTTAATGTCTATGAAACAACAACAGCATCCGCATTTACTGCCTATACAAATATTATTGATACAACATCAGTAAGTGAAAACTCTACCATCTATATCCTTAAAGAAGCACCAAATGAATTTTACCAGCTTACCTTTGGTGCAAATGATATTCTTGGTCAATCACCCCCATCAGGTGGTAAGATTGTTGTAGATTATATCAGTACAGTTGGACCAGATGCAAATACTGCAAATGGACTAACTGCAGTTGATCAGCTATCCATTGGTGGTGTTAACTATGATATTGACGCAACTACTACAGCGGTTGCCGCTGGTGGAGATTTTAAAGAAACTACAGAATCTATCCGTAGAAATGCGCCATTCCAATATGCTACACAAAACAGAATGGTTACTGCAGATGATTATAGATCAATCATTCTTCGTAACTTCTCATCTTTGATTGATGATATTATTACATGGGGTGGACAAGATAACCCAGATCCTAAGTTTGGTACTGTCTTCACATCTATTAAGTTTGAAGATGATGTATCTGATGAACAGATTGTTAATACAAAACAAGCAATCTTAAACCTTGTTGATCAACTTGCTGTGCTATCTTTCAAAGCAGAGTTTGTTGACCCAGCAGATATTTTTCTTGAAATCAATGTCCACTTCCAAGTCAACCCAAGGCTAACTCCGCTCTCTGTTAACGCACTTGGTGTTTCAGTAAAAAGTGTTGTAGAAAAATACTTTGAAGATAATATAGGCAAATTTGGTAAATCATTTAGAAGGTCAAATGTTCTCAGTTTAGTTGATGAGGTATCTCCAGCTATTCTTTCAAGCAGAGCCGAAGTAAAAACACAGTTGCGTATTGCACCTGTTGTCAATGCTATTAACTCTTTTACTTTACAATATCCAACTCCCATTCTTGATCCTGCAGATTCTATTGACCCTGTTGTTACTAGTAATAACTTTATTCAAGGTGGAACAACATGTCGAATAGAAAATAGAACAGCAAGAACACTATCTAGTGGACAAGTTGTTCCCGCTAACAATACGTTGAGAGTGGTTGAGATTGGCACAGGCCAAGTAAAAACAAATAATATTGGATCATTTAATCCACTCACTGGTAAACTAGATATTGTTTCATTCAAACCAACGGGTTTATCAGGCGGTGCTGGTTTTCTAAAATTATCGGCAACACCTGCTAACCAGAGTGCTATAACACCAACATTTAATGAAATTGTAAACTTCGATGCACTGGCATCTTCCATTAAACCTGTCATTGTGGACGCAACGAACTAATGGGCATAGATAAGACAAGAAGAGATATTGGTAGACGAGAACTTGAGTTTGGTAATAACCAAATTGACAAGGCACTACCAGAATATTTTCAAGAAGAGTTTCCGAAACTCATACAACTTCTTGATGCGTATTACGAACACTTGGATTCTGATGGCAACTTTGGTTTTAAGATTAAGGATCTGCCATCAAGTAGAGATATATCTCAGACAGCAAAAGAAAATCTTACACTACTTGAAGATGAACTTTTACTTGGTGGTAACTACCTTGAAGGTATTCTTGATCAACGAACAGGCGCTGAACTTGCAAACAACTACTACAGAACAAAGGGTACCAAGTATTCTTTTGAAAGGTTTTTCCGTTCATTCTTTAAAGAAGATCCACAAGTCATTTATGGTAAGGATCTTATCTTCAATCTAAATGATGGAGCAAATAACTCTATCATTGGACCTGATACCGATAGAAAGATCCAGAACGATAAAGTGTATCAGCACTGGGGTTTGCTATTTAAAATTGGTATTCAGCAAAGTACTTGGGAAGATCTATATGAACTCTTTGCCCACCCTGCTGGAATGTATTATGCATCTGAGATTCAGATCACATCAGTTAACGCTGACATATCATTTGATAATATGCCTATCTTTATTCCAGATGTTCCAGCACCAATCGTCTACCTAGATATTGGTTCCATGGCACCTGCCGTACTCACAGAACCTTCTGCTATTATTACATCTGAAGGGGTTACAAGACGCTTGAGCCTAGATAGAATGTCACTCCAGGCACATACATTAATCACACAAGACTCAACTGGGTTTGGTTCACTACAGTTCAACGCAGAACAGTATCCATCTATGGTCGATATGGTTAGAATGACTTCACCAACAATGGATATGGATAGTGATGGAACGTCACTGAAATCATCTATCAGTCTCGATAACACACTAGAAACCCTTGACCAAGAGAAATTTAAAGACTCGGCTGTATAAAACTATTGAGTTTTTCGTATAAATAAAGACAATCAACAGGACATAGAAAATGGCAAGACAAGTATTACAAAGTGGCACAGTTGCTAATGACGGCACAGGCGATACGCTGCGTGGTGCCACAACTAA